TTCTCTGTTCATCATAAATCCTCCTTTTTGCCAAGTATGCTTGGCATGTGCTTACTATATCATTGCCAAGTACACTTGTCAATAGAGCTTGCAAAGTTTTCTTTGCAAAAGCATTTTTGACGAACTCAGAGGGAGCGCCAATTCGGCCTGACGACCACCTTCGTCACCGCTCCCGTCCATGATATGGCATTCGCGCCAGGCTTCAGCACTGGGAAATCTCCGCTCATGTGGTCGTTCATCAAGGTGGAACCCTGGTAGGCTTCCTGCAGCACGGAGTCAATGACGATGCTCCCGGAAATGTCCGTCAGTTCCACAATGGTCGTACCCACCATAAGTGTGATGTCCCCGGAGCCTGTTACCGTCAGAATCGGCTCGGCGTACACACTTCCCGGATTCGTGATGACCGTCCCGGAGGTGGTAACCGTAATGTCAGCGGCGGCATCGGCATAGAAGAATGGGTAGCAGCGGAAGTTCACAGCAAAGGTGCAGTGCGGATTGCCCCGGAGCACCTTTTCAAAAGGGATCTGGTTGGCGATCCGCGCTTTGTAGTAACCGCCTGTCCGGTTGGCAAAGGTCACGGTACCACTGCCTTTGAGCCAGGCGGCGATGGCCGGAATCTGCGCCGGATCAGAGATAAAGCAGGTTGCAGTCAGGATCATATCGTCGTAGACATCTTCGCCTTCCAGCTGCGTCAGGCTCCCCGGCCTGCCGGGCACATTGGTCTGGGTGCTCCGCTCCAGTGGAATGGTGATGGGTGGCTGCTCCGTCACGTGGATGCCGTAGGTGCGGCAGTCCACCCCATTCCAGAGAAAATAGTCCTGCATGAGAATTCCTCCAAATACGTCAAAAGGCCACCTTTTGACGGGTGGCCCTTTGGCGGTTGATTGTGATCAGTCGATTCTGCGGATGATGTCGATGCCGTGGATCGCCGCGAGGGTTGAGCCGTTCGACCAGGCAACATGAATGCCGCCTGCGTCGTCCACGAACATGACCTCTCCGGTCAGTCCGGGAACCATGTCCTTGCGCGGTTCCTCAAACATCTGGACAAGCTCCACACGGCATCCGGTCGGATAATCCTCCCGGAGCTTTTTCAGCACTTCCGGCCTGATCTGCATCATGAATCCCATGGCGTTTCCTCCTTCCGTTGGGGTAGCAGTATTACTCACTCTGACTGCCCTGAAAGTCAAGTTAAATCAGGCCATCCGAAGCCCGCGTCCGCGCTGCTGGCGTTTCGTCAGGGTGGCGATCTCAATGGCAAGGGAGCGGATATCCTGCTCATCCCGCACATAGAAATTGTTGCCGGACAGGTTGACGGAGCTCGTCTGGTTGTAGGTCTTCCGGTTGTCGTTGTTCCCGAAGGCAATCGCGCCTTCCTTAGCTTCACCCGTCAGGAAGCGGGCAGCGTTGCGGATTGTCCGCGCCTGCACCCGGCTTTCCTGCAGGACGCCTTCTCCAAAGCCTTTCATGGTCATGGAGCCAATCTCATCCCGGAACACACGCGAAGGAGAAGCAATCTTCAGTTCCTTCTTGGCGGCGTTCACGGCAGCGCGGGCGGCGGACTGCATGGCGCTGACCACTCCGGAGCGCCCCGCGTTGATGCCCGCCTTCAGGCCCGCCATGGCGTTGGTGCCGATGGATTTCAGGCTGGTGGCAGTCAGGCTGCGAGAAACGGCATTCTTTACATTGGCAGAAACCGTTGTGCCTGCATTGGTCATGTCATAGGCCGTCAGAGCGCCAGCCAGCCCGGCCATCGCCGTCGTGCCGGAAGGACTCATGGCTTCACTGCCGAGGGCAGCGGTGATGGCAGTTTCCAGATTGGTCGCCAGGGTCGCTGCATCCGTAGAAAAGTCGTAGCCGCCCATGCCTGCGCCGACGCCTGCCGCGACATATTCGCCAGCGGGCTTCATGCGCTCGGACGGGCTGTTAATGATCAGAGCGGAGTTTATGGCCGTCTCCAGATTGGTCGCCAACGTTTCTGCGCTGGTATCCCATCCGGCGGCAGTCATGCCTTCCGCGATGCCTTCGGTCACGTTCTGGCCCACGCCCACGGAATCCAAGTCCTGCACAAACTGCAGGATTTTGTTCAGGTTGTCGATGTCCTCCTGGCTGACCTCCTGACCGTTCTGGATGGCGGTAACCACTTCAGAAACGTAGGTGGCCAGCTGGGCCACATTCTCTGGATCGAAGTCGCTGATCATGGACTGGTTCAGCGTCCGCATGATGCCTTCGTTGCCGCCGTAGATGAAGTTGTACCACTGATCCAGGTCGCCCTTGGCATTCTTGATCCGCTGTTCGGCGGCGTCAATATAATCCATCAGGGATTTGGGCATGATGCCCGTCAGGGCGGTGCCTATTGCGGTCATGCCCAGCTGATCCACCTCAGCGACCTGTTCCCGCATTTCTGCGATAGCTTCCGGTGCACCAGTGATCTCCGTGGTCAGCAGGATGTGCATTGTGCCGTCCTTGTCCAGGATGGCCACATCCTCGGGCCGGAGCATATCAGAGGTGACAGCGGTCACGGGGATTTCTTCGCCGTCCTTCCAGTATTTCACCCCGGACTCGCCCAGCACACCGCTGGGATCTTCATACACTTCGGACAGCCGGACAACGCCTTCCACCTCGACCTTGTTGTTCCGCAGCCAGCGGCGGTAGGCCAGAAGATCATAGCCGGACAGGCCCACCTGCATGTTCAAGGTGGGCTTTTTCACACCTGCCGCTTCCTTGTATTCCGTAATGTAGGCAGTGAACTCCCGGAGAAGCTCGGACTTGTCACAGCCCGTCGCCTCGGCGAACTTGGTCACGATGCCTTCCACCTGGGCGGAGGTCAGCGCAGACACATCCACATTTTCGGCTTCAGCGTATTTGGTGATCAGGCCAACGACATCAGAGGGCTTCAGGGCAGCGGTGGAAGCGCCGCCTGTGACCTCCTCATAGGCCATGACGAATGCCGTCACCGCTTCCGGCGTCAGCCCGGTGGTGTCAACCTTGTTGTCCTCCAGGTATTTGAACACATAGGCCGTGATCTCGCTGGGCTTCAGCTGAGTTACATCGGTGCCGGATGCCAGTTCCTTGTAGGCGCTGACCATGGCGGTCACATTGGTGGGATTCAGCCCGGACACGTCGGTGCCCGTGGTGGCTTCGGCATAGGTCTGCACATAGGCCACCAGTCCGGCAGGTGTCAGCTGGCTCTTATCAGCGCCTTCCGGCTGCTCGGTATATTTTGCCACAAAGGCATCCACCAGCGGCTGCTGTTTGGTCGCGTTCTCCGCTTCCGTATATCCCTGAATGACCGCATCCGTGGTGATCGCGCCGGGATTGCTGGCCCATTCATTCCAGCGTGCCTGCGCTCCGGTCATGTCCAGATCGGTGGTGATTTTCAGAACTTCCTCGCCGACAGCCTCGCCGAACATCTCGTTCAGGCTGGTCAGGTTGGTGTCCCATTTGTTCTGGTTCAGGTAGGTCTGGATCGCGGCCAGCTGCTCCAGCGCGGAGGAGAAGTCGATATCCGGGAACATGGCCTGCACTTCGGATTCCGACATTCCGCTGTCCAGCAGGGACTGGATTTGGGTCAGCAGCGCGACATATTCCGTCAACGCTCCCTCGTCCATGCTGGCGGTCAGCTGGTTCAGCTGCGGCAGGAAGGATTTCTTCTCCGCGTCCGTGCTGGCGGCGCTGTACTGCCGGAGCAGCTGCATCAGGTCGCCGACCTGGGTCTTGGCGGTCTGGATATCACTCTGCTGCCAGACGGGCATCACGACGTCGGCCATCAGCTGGGCGTATTCCATGGCAGCAGCCCGGCGGTCACTGTTGTACCTGGCGTTCAGGGCATCCAGCGCCTGCTGACGCTCCGCGCTGTTCTCAATCAGCTGGATCAGGGCGTATTCCTTGTCGTACTGCTCGTCCAGTGAGCTGTTCACAGCGGAAATGCCCTCGGCAGCGGCAACCATGGCATTTTCATACACGGTGGCGCTGACTTCCTGTCCACGGGCTTCTGCACGGGCCACTTCGGCTTCCACCTTGTTCCGGATGGTGTCAAAGCCGTCGGTATCAGCAGCGGTCAGATGGTATTTGACTTCAATAGCCTCGCGGGTGTCGATGAGCTCCTGCAGACGGACTTTATCACGCTCGGACAGCTTCCTGTTCTGCTTCTTTTTCAGCAGCCGGGCGATCTCCTTGTCCATGGAGTCCAGAGTGTCGATGTCAGCCTGCAGCTGTGCTGAAACGGAAGAATAGCCTGCCTGGTCGGCAGTTTCCTTCAGGCTGGTGAGCTCCTCACGTGTGCTGGCGGTCAGGCTCTTGAAGGAGTCCGTCCATTCCGAAACGATCTCGTTGGTTTCCTTCTTGCCGTCCGACCAGACATCCAGCAGGCCGTTCAGCCATTCGCGGCTGTTTCCGGTGGCCCGCTTGAAGTCGTCCTTGCTCATGCCGAAGAAGGACAGGCCCTGGCTGCTGCCGTAGAAGGTTTCTGCAGCGGTTTCCTTCCAGGACTTGGCGGTCTTCGCCATACCTTCCAGCGCTTCACGGGCTGCTTTCGCTCCGGACGCGACGTCTACCAGCTTTACCGCGCCGTACACCAGCGCAGCGGCAAGAGCGACCATGGCCACCTTGGAGGAAGCCAGTACCTTCACAAAGCCTCCGATCCCGCCGCCCGCCATGGAGACGGAAGCGGAGAACTTACCGATGGCCGTAAAGGCCTTTCCCAGGGCTCCGGTGACGGTGCCGACCGCACCCACGACCTTGCCCAAAACCAGCACGACGGGGCCGACAGCGGCGGCAAACGCAGCCCATTTTACGATGGATTCCCGCTGGGTCTTGTCAAGTGAAAGGAACTTCTGCAGTAGCTCTCCGGCTTTGTCGATGATCTGCTGGATCGTCGGATTCAGGTCGTCGCCGATCTGCCGGGCGAACATGAGCGCCGTGTTCTTCAGGTTGGTCAGGCGGGATTTGGTGGTGGCATACCGTTTATTGGCTTCTGTTGTCAGGGCGGTATTCTTCGCCCATGCGGCATTGGCAGTGGCCTGCGTCTTATTAAAAAGCTCCGATGCGTTTGTCGCACGGAGCAGGGTGTCACGAAGCCGGATCTCAGCAATGCCGATATCGTCCAGGGTTTTGATGGCGCTGACGCCTTCCTCATCCATTTTGGACAGGCCCACGATAAATGCCTGGAAAGCGGAAGCGGCATCCCGCTCCCACAGATCCTTGAACTGGGATGCGCTCATCCCGGAGACGCGGGCGAAGTCCTCCAGCGCGTCACCGCCTGTCGCGGCGGCAACCTCCATTTTGATGAGGGCCTTACTGAAAGCGGAGCCGCCCATCTGGCTTTCGATGCCGACAGAGGACAGGGCGGCGGCAAAGCCCAGGATCTGCGCTTCCGAAAGTCCGACCTGCCTGCCTGCGCCAGCCAGGCGCAGGGACATGCTCATGATCTCCGATTCGGTGGTAGCGTAGTTATTGCCCAGGTCAACCAGGGTGGAGCCGAGGTTCTGAAACTCGTTCTGGCTCATGCCCATGATATTGGCAAACCGGGCTGCTTCACTGGCGGCATCCGCAGCGACCATGTTCGTACTGTTGCCCAGGTCG